CCCTGACATGGATTACAGAGCAGACTGTGATCCGCGATTTAGATTTATTGTTAGATCAAGTCCACAAGGGTTTGGCTATTTAGATGGTTATTTAGTTGGTACAGGAGAAGCACCTAATGGTGAACCTGTTACTTCAGCGATAGAATTTCCTAGCAACCCTGCATTAGGTCAATATGTGTTACGTATTGATTATTTACCGCAACAGTTGTTTAGATGGGACGGTAGTTTATGGATTAAAATAAGTGAGAATGTAAGAACAGGTCTTGCATTAGAAGAAGATGATCAGTCACTATTTGCAACGTTTATTAATAATAACAACACCACTCAAACAAATAACGGACCTATACCTGAACAGCAGGCTCTTTCAACAATACTTCGTATAACACCAGATTAAAGGCAAACATGGCAAAATATTTTTATGATAATCAGATAAGACGTTTTTTAATACAATTCGCTAGAATTTTTAGCAATTGGTATGTTACAAAAGGTCAGGATCCTGCAGGAAATGATATTCTAATGCGTGTTCCAATACAATACGGAGATCAAAGTAGACAAGCATCTACTGTTATTGCTAACAATAGTCCAAGTAGTTTACCCAGTGCTCCTATGATTACCTACTATATTACTGGTTTAGAATATGATCAGAGTAGAACTCAACATCCTTATTTTGTAGACAAGACAAGTGTTCGTAGAAGAACCTTTAATGAAGAAACACAACAATATGAAGCCACACAAGGCAACGCATTTACAGTTGAAAGACTTATGCCTGTTCCTTACAATTTAAGAATAAATGTTGATTTTTGGACTACAAATTATAATCAAAAATTAGAACTAATTGAACAGCTTGGTGTATTGTTCAATCCTTCAATGGAAATACAGAGTACAGATAATTTTATTGATTGGACTAGCTTAAGTGTTGTATATCAAGATAGACTTACGTTTAGTAGCAGAACCATTCCTGTTGGATCAGGTAATCCAATTGATGTAATGAGTTGGAGTTTTTACATGCCTATATGGATTAGTTCTAGTGCTAAAGTCAAAAAGCTTGGTGTTATATACAAAATTATTGCAAGCATATTCCAAGGCAATGCGCTCACAGACATGCAAGACGATGATTTGTTATTAGGCACAAGACAGAAAATTACCCCATATGGATATAAATTATTGCTATTAGGAAATAGTTTACAGATATTACCTGACGGACAACCATTCACACCAGACAATGAAAGTTTAGATTTACCATCCAATCCTAATACAAATATATACTGGAAAGCATTCTTAAATGTTTACGGCACGGTTCGTCCAGGCATAAGTCAAATTTGGTTACAAAATCCATATATGGATACAGAAATTGTAGGCACGGTTGCGTTTAATCCAACTGATGATAGATTATTAATTTACAATATTGATCCTGACACATTACCTCAAAATACATTACCAGCAGTTGATAGTGTGATTAATCCATTAGTAAAAGCACCTAACAATGGTTTACCTGCCCCTGCAAATGGTCAACGATATTTAATAGTAGAAAATATCGGAAGTTCAAGCTTACCTAGTCAAACTGTATGGGGCAATTTAGTAGCACATGCCAATGATATAATTCAATACGATGGAGTTTTAAATGAATGGTTTGTTAGTTTTGATAGCACAAATTTAACAAATGTACAGTATGTAACAAATCTCACTTCAGGTTTACAATATAGATTCGTAAATGAGACTTGGATGAAATCTTGGGAAGGCTGGTATGCTGCAGGAGATTTTAGTGTAGTAATTTAATTCTGATAAATTACTATATGAGCAAGAATAATACAAGTGCTGGTATATTTTTTTATAGTGCTTCAACAAATAGATTTTTATTTTTATTGAGGAACGACAATAAAAACACAACCTTTTGGGGAATACCAGGAGGTAAACTAGAAAAAAACGAAACTATATTTGAGGGCTTAGAACGTGAATGCCAAGAAGAAATTCAATTTTTCCCACAACAAGCAAAATTAATTCCTATACAAAAATTTGTTAACAACACATTCACCTATCATACATTCTTTTGTCCTATAGAAAACGAATTTATCCCAGTACTTAATGAAGAACACATCGGGTATTGTTGGGTGGATGTACACAATTATCCTAAACCTCTACACCCTGGATTGTTTAACACCGTAAACTTTGATGTTGTAAAAGATAAGTTAGAACAATTAACGAAGGTTAAAGAGTAACATTTCAGGCTCTTCTTCTGGATTAGTGATAATTAATTCACTTTCATTTTCAAAACTAAATCCTGATCCTGTATAACCTTCAATACCATTAATATCAGCACTACCTGTAATTATATAAAGATAGTATCTGCGAGTAGTATCTAATTGTACGGTGTAGTCTTTAGTAAAAATTCCTGCATATAATTTTGCATAACTTTGTATGACAACAGGACCGTCACTACTTGCAATAGGACAGAAGTTATCTAATTTTTCCTCACGATCAAATACCCACACATCATATTTGGGAGGAAAGTTATGTCTTGCTGCTCTCATCCATAACTGTAAATAATGAATAGGTTCGTCACTTGTGTTGCCCTCACAATGCCAAATACCTGTTCCAGAACTCATGCGTTGCACTCCACCACTGGGAACTTCAACTGTATTCATTAGATGATCATTATGGAAACAAGGGCCTTTTACTACATAGCCAATGATTTCCATATCGTTGTGTTGATGAATTGGAGTAAAACTTTTTGGTTGTACACGGTCGTCATTAATAACTTCTAAGTCACTAAAGTTAGTATAGTTAGGATCATTATAAGTGTTGTTGCTAAAGGTTCTGTAAGAATCAATCCAACCAAAATTGAAATGACCTCTAGTTTCAGGTAGTCTATGTTTAATCATAGAACTATTTAATGGAAAAGCGGCTTGCGCCGCTTTTTTTGTTTAGTTAAAAATTGATTAGCAAGCGTAATCAAAATCAACTGTGATAAGACCAGTAGCTGGATCTGGAGTATTAGTTTTTGCATCAAATGATGCCAAATACTTAGTTCCTGCATTTTCATCTGTACCATTGTCAGTAAAGTCTAATGCAAATTTGTTAGTTACAGTAGATGCATATACATCTGTTTCAGGAGCATCTTTATCTATATCTAATGTCATTTGATTTTTAGTTAAATTAGCTTGAGCATCATTAACTAAAGTACAAACACCAACAGCATATACAGTACCATTAGTTCCTAAACCTAATCCATCTGCCGTAGCTGTAAATATTTTACCTACTGCTGCATCTGGACCTGCACCTAAAGCAGCCCAATCAGTATTACTGACACTTTGAATACGATATGTACCGCCTGTAGCAATATATTCATCTTGAATGGTGTCTGCTCTTGCTACAAGATATTTTCTCTTGCCTTTTTGACGTAGAACATAGCCACTGTCTTGGGTCGCTACAGTAATGCTACCACCATTAATTGCAACTGCCGCATTTGCATCTAAAGTAATAGTTTCTGATTGAACTGCTGTTGTTGTAACGGTGTCGTTTGTTAACTGCTTTAATGTTCCACCAATTGTTTCACTTACAGTGAATGTAGTTCCGTCAGGTATTGTTTTTACAAAGTACACTGTTCCTGCAACTAAACCACCAATGTTAGCGCCAAATACTACTGCACCATCGGCTACTAATCCTGTAGTATCATCAACTGTTACTAAATCTGTTGCTGATGCAGTTGATGCAGTAGTCATACTAACTGCTGCACTAGTGCCTGATACGTTTCCTACATATGTGCCATTATAATATATTAATGAATCACTTTCTAATTCATTATTATTTAATACTCCTGCGTTCTGTGAACTTACTACAGCAGAACCTGTACTTGCATAGTATGTACCATACCAGTTTTGTTCTATGCACACACCACCGTATAATGCTACTGCACGAACACCGCCAACTACGCCAACTGCGTTTGTGGTATAACCGTTATCTGTGGTACCGTCATTAGGAAAACCTTGATCGGTTACTCCATCTGGACTTGCTGCTGCGTTTGTTTTTGCTATTTTTAAAGGGCGTCCCATTTTGTTTAATCTCCTTGATTGTGAACGTTCTAGGTCCTACGCAGTTGGGGAACTACATAAGTCTCCCATATAGAGAGAGAACATATATATTTATCCCCAACTGGTTAATTATGCAACGTACTGACCATCAATAAACCAAGTATCAGTGCCTACTTTTATAATTCTAGCTAATCCCCAGTTTGCTATAGTTCTAGTACCTGTAGCTCCTGTTCCTATTAACTTAAGCGTGACACCAATTGCAGCATTTACAGAAATATTATATCCAGCACCTAAGTCATTAATTACATTAATTTCAGTACCAAGCGGGAACGCAGCAGTTGCATCTGTTGGAATATTAAGTTGCAAGCTTCCTGCATTACTATTAAAATAAATTAACCAACCTGCATCACTTAAGTTTAATGTGTAGTTTGTATTAATTGATCTTACTGGATTGCCTCTATATCCAATTGGATACTGTGCAGAACTATTGTAAATTGTGCTGTTTGCGCCACCAATTATAATGTTACCTGGTAATGTTGTATTACCGTTCGCATCCAACAGTGTTAATTCACGACTTACTGTAGTGAACGGACCAGAACCACCAGTAGTATACTGACGAACATAGATAGGTTCGTTTCCGTTATCCGCAGTATCAATAGACACAAATCCTGCGTTTGCTGCTGTTCCACCAACTTGAATTCTAAAGTAATCATCAGTTGCTATATTTGCTAAAATTAAGTTGGCGTTATTTGTGCCAGTTAATGTAGGTCCTATTAAATTACCGGTATAGTTAAGTGCTGTTACATTAGCAGTTACGCTTAACGATGCACCAACTCTAACATTGCCGTTTGCACTCAATGTACCTGGGAAAGTGGTATTTCCGCCTGAGTCTAATAAGGTTATTTGACGATTAACTTGTCCAAATGGGTTACCTTGATCAGTAATGTATTGTCTTACATATACCGCCTCATTACCTTCATTTGCTACATCAATAGAAACAAAGCCTTCACTAGCTGATGCACCGCCAATTTGTAATCTGAAGTAATCATCACCTGCCATCGTAGTGTTGATTATATTGGCTGTTGTTGTTCCTGTAACAGATGTGCTTACACTGCTTGCGTATAGGATATTTGCAGTGATATTTGCACTAGTGCTTAAGTTACCAGCTAATAATGTATTTCCACCAGCATCAAGTAGTGTAAGTGTTTTAGACGGGCTACCACCACTAAATTGTTTAAAGTAGATTGGTTCGTTACCATTATCACCAGTTTCAAAACTTACATAGCCTTGATCTATTCCTGTACCACCAACTACAACTCTAAAGAAGTCACTATCAGCAATGTTTGAATTTATTAGGTTAGCAGTCTGAGTTCCTGTTAGTGTATTAGTTGTTAATACACCTTTAATATTACCATAGAAATTGTTACCTGTTATATTGTTAGCGGTAATATCAGAGCCTGTAGTAAAGTTACCAATAAAATTATTAGCAGTTATGTTTCCGGTAGCACTAATGTTACCAGAATATGTTAATGGACCTGTTCCTGCACGACCTAATTTTGCGGTATTATCACTTGAACCAAATATTATGTAACCATTGGCTGCAGTTGTTCCACCTGTAACCATTAATGAATCAGCTACCGCTGGATCACCTAACCAAGCTTGTGTTCCAACCTTAATAATATTGGCTCCTGATGCTGTTCCTAATAGCGCAGAAGTAGTAATATTGCCACTTACACTTAGGGTAGTAACATTAGCAGTAGTGATTGTTGCTAATGTTGCAGATACATTACCAATTAATGTACTTGCGGTTGTAATATTACCTGTTGCTGTAATTATATTACTAGTTCTTAGGTTACCTGCATCAAGATTGCCTGTAGCACTTACTCTTCCAGCAGTGAATATATTTGCGCCTGTAATATCTCCTGTAGCAGTAACAACACCAGGAGTTACTAAATTGAGACCTGTTATATTACCTGTAGCAGTAATAATCGCACCTGTACCACCAATTGCACTGAAACTTGCTGCTCTTACTGTGCCTACTGCACTAATACTTTGAGAAGTGTTTACATTACCTGTTGCATTTAAATTTTGTGATAAGTTTATGTTACCTGTTGCACTAAGTGAAGCTATATTTAAAGCACCACTTGGGCCCATATTAATGTTGCCGGCTACAGAGATGGTACCACCTACACTCAATGATTGCTGGATTCTTGTATTACCGTCAGTATCTAGTAGTGTGACCTGATTGTAAATTGAAGTGAATGGGGAACCAGGAGTACCAGTGTACTGTCTAAAGTAAATTGGTTCAGTACCATTATCAGCAGTATCAAAAGATACATAACCAGCATCTGTACTAGTGTTTGCACCTACTATAATTCTAAAATGATCGTCAGTAGCAATGTTACTTGCTCTTACTAATTCAAAATTAGCATTATTATTTAAAGTTCTTGTTAATCCACCTATGAAGTATTGACCAGTTACATTGCCCGTTGTGCTTATTCCACTAGAATTAGCTATGAAGAATGAGCTTGCAGTTATGTTTCCTGCTGTACTTATACCTGTGCTATTTGCACTGAAGCCAGTTGCAGAAATTATACTACCTGTAATGCTTATGTTAGAACTTGATAATATAAAGCCACTACCTCTTACTACATTACCATTAGCACTTAAATTACCTGGTATAACTGTGTTGCCTGTTGAATCTAATAATGCTAAATTACTTGTAACTGTGAGACCATTTAACTGTCTAAAATAGATCGGCTCATTTCCATTATCACCCATGTCAAACGAAATGAATCCTTGATCAGGGCTTGTACCACCAACTGTTAACTTAAAGTAGTCAGTAGTGGCTATGTTAGCTGTTATTATATCAACGTTTGTAGTACCTGATAGTGCGTTGATAGTATGAACACCATATAAAGTACCATAGAAGTTACTGTTAGTAGATCCGATTCCTCTGAAGTTGTTAGATTCTACGTTTCCAGCAACTAAAGTAGTTGAACTTAAATTAACTGTTCCGAATAAGTTTGTTGCAGTTAAGTTACCAGTTAGGCTTAAGTCACCATTATATGTCAATGGTCCTGTACCTGCTCTACCTAAACTTTGGCTATTATTTCCATTACCAAATATAATATAACCATTTGCAGCATTCGCTTGACCCTTAATCATAACAGTGTCATTGATGCCTACTTCACCTATCCATGCTCTAGTAGCAACTCTGAAGTTTT